AGATATTTCATCATAACCATCTGCATTACAAAGACTAAATAACCCTTAGACTCATCTGAAGGGTCATCGTGGTATTTCTCAATACCCATTTCAACCTGTTTTACTAAATGTTTAAATGATAGCACTTCTACCATTGTTGTCATTAAATGATCTTGACTGTCCATTGTTAATTGTATTATTGGTTAATAAATAATGTGTAAAATATACACACATCGCCTTTGGTAAGCATAGAAGGCTAATAATCCTAGATGTGTGTGTGTTTATTTCTGTTGAGCAATTAATTCTTTTATCTTCTTCTGATGCTTTTCTCTCTCAAACTGAGCATACTCTTCAGTGTGGAATTTAAGCACTTTTGTATCATCTGTTCCCTCTGCAGATTCTCTTCCACCATACTTAATCTTACCTAAATGTCCCCAGAAGTACATATCTCTAACCATCTCAATGGCTTCAAGTTCGTCTTCTGTCTCTCTAATAATCTTGTAACCACATAGTTTATTATTGTGGTCTTTAATAAGTTCTAATTTCATAATTGTGTGTGTTGGTTAATAATAAATGGATTTTATGCCTCAATCCATAAAGCCTCTATTCAATGAAGTAGAATAGATAAACTCCTTAATAATGATTATAACTAAACTATTGCTTTACAGAATGAATAGTTTTGCCTGAAACATGTTATAATCTAAATCCCTCTGCACTCAGCCTGGATATTGGTATTCCTTGACTCATTTGACTGTCTATCCTTGGGAAATAGAAATGGTGCATTATACATAAACTGTTATTCTCTGTAGATACTCACTAAACCTACTAATGTTATAAGTGTAATCAACAGACTTAACTATATAATCTTTAACATCATTAGTATGTTCATCTATAACAGTTACTCTTTCTCCTACCCTAGGAACAATATCTGATGTAATAGATACTACATATTCATCTTCTAGTTGTGTTCTGATGTATATTGTCATATAATTGTCATTTAATGCTATATATATTCTATTATGTATAGCTGATTATTGAATGGTGTGAAAAAGTGGTGAAAAGTGGTTATTTGACACACACCTAATAAAACATTCACATAAAACATATTGAAAATCAATGTGTTATGTTGTCTGATGTAATAATGTTGTATAAAAAAAGGGGCACTTGGCCCCTTTCTTATTAATAAGCAACTAACTCATCATAACTAACAGCTTGCTTAACTGTGCTATTGTTAATTACAAACTCTTCTTCTTCGCCACCTTTACCAACTGGTGCACAGATGGTAGTGATTTTGCCATCAATGCTCTCACAGATGTTAAGGTTTAAGATGGCACCAAGCACATCATTCTTGGTTGCACCATTCTCAAGAGCTTTCTTAACTGTTGCACTAACACGCTTGCTCAAAGGACAAGTGGTGCTAGTACCATCTTTTAATGTTAATACCATTGACATTGCTTTGATAAGGCCATCATTGAACTTAGCAATAGTGCCTGGACAAAACTTAACGCTTCCACCTGCGTGCAAGCTTGCAACTGTTCCCAACTCTGTTAGTCTTGGAGTGCTAACATACTCTTTGTAAATTAATGCCATTGTTTTTCGTTTTAGGCTGTTAAAGAATAGGGGGGATGTGTCAATCCCCCATTTGCAGGAGGGGTAGTCAACTGGAAGTAGGCTCCTCTCCCATGGACACAGCAGGTAGGGGGGATAGGGGAAAATTTTGGGCTGGGCTAGAAAATTTGGAATGTAGTCCAAGCACAGGATTGTTCCACGTGGAACATTTGTCCAGTTATCACTTGACAAAACTGGACATTTGGTAAAGGTATAACTTGTCTTATAACACCCTTTCAGGTATAAACTTGTCCTTTATATGGGACATTATACCTGACTGGGTATAAAAATAAATTTGGTTGGTATTGTAAATACCCCTTACCTTTGAGGGTGGAGGGTGGGGAATAAACCCCAGCTTTGACAAAGACAATATATTATGATAGTATTAGTATTAAAGGTGTTAGCTTGTATCGTTGGGTTGTTGACAGTAATAGTGTTAACAATGGGATTTATGTATTTTGAGGAATGGGAGATAGGAATAGAGTTATTGCCTAAGGGATATAATAACTTTGAGCTAGGTGTGTCTAACAGAAACTACAACCTAGAGGATGATGGACAGGAGCAGGAATTGAGGATTGGGCTCTTGTTGTTTACATTTATTGCTGTGTTTAGGAGATTTGACGCATAATATAGCATTAAAATTTTTAATAACTAAAATAGTTATTTGTAGATAGCCCAGATATACATACCTTTGTATCAACTAATTATGGAAACTAAATCAATTGTACAACGACTTAAAACATCTGTTAAGGACAGTGTTGCCATGGCTGAGAAGTATTATAGAATACTGTCAGCTGTCAACAACCTTAAACTGACTAATAGGGAGGTGCAATTAATTGCATTTGCTGCTACAAAGGGAAACATTTCATATGCTAACATACGTAAGGAATTCTGTGAGAAATATGGAAGCACTCCCCCAGCTATTAATAATATTGTAAGCAAGCTGAAGAAGATGGGTATATTTATAAAGGATGGGACAAAGGTGAAGGTGAACCCCATCATCCTCCTAAACTTCGAGAAGAATGTTGTCTTACAAATAACTCTTACACATGGATAAGCCTATAAGTATGTCTGTCAAGGACTTCCTTATTAGGACGCTGGCAGTGAAGATGATGGTGTCTGAGAAGACAATTGAGACAGTGGTGAACCACCAGTTTCAGTCAGCTAACGAGGCAATGGATGTGAACAACAGTTTAGAAATCTCTGGCTTTGGTAAGTTTTATTTCAATGAGAAGAAGGCTAAGAAAAGGCTTCAGGTGTTGGAAGAGAAGAGAAAAGCCATGCAGAAATATTCAACAGATGAGACGTTGTCTGAACAAAGACGAAAGACGTCCAAGGTGACACTAGAAAAAACAGAAGCTCTGATCAACTTATTAAAAAACAAGGTGACTTATGAAGATCAACTTCTCCCAGATTTACGAGGGATGGAAGAATAACCTCTTTCCAGCTGATGACATGAAAGAACGCATTAGACAGATTAGTCAAGAACGTATGGCTATCTGTGATGCATGTGAGTGGTGTTCTGAGAATAGGCCCAAAAAGCCTAGAAGATTTGACAAACACTGCACTCATTGTGGATGTACCCTAGCAGCCAAGACTAGATGTTTATCTTGTGCCTGCCCCATAGAAAAATGGGGAACTGAAATGGAATCTAGGGAGGAAGAAGAACAATTAATCCAAACAATATATGGCAAACAGGGAAGTGAAAATAGAGAAGATTCCACTGGACAAGCTAATTGATACGCTTGTTGAACTGTATAACAAAGGAATAGATTATGTAGATATAGCTGGTGTGCCTGGTATAGAGTTTGATAGGTTGGCTATAGGATTTAATAAAGAATATATGACAGAACAGGGAAAAAAGAACTTTGCAGAACTTGATGAAGAGTTAGAAATCAAGCCAGGCAAGTTAACTGATGATGACCTAAACTACTTAATATAAATGAGTAAAAAGAACCACTATAAAGAAGTGATTCATATCCTTGAAGAACTACATAGAGATTTTCCAACATATAATGTAGGAAGACATTTAGCTACAGCTTTGGATGGATATGGAGATATATGGGGAATAACAGACAAAGAATTGGCATTTGCTCTAAGCAAATACAAAGCTGAGATAGAAATGGATGTCCCTCATACAGATGAGTCTGAACTAGATAAAATAATCAAAGAGGGAATGGACCTCGAAAATATCCTCAAGGAGGAGGATGATGAAGATGGCAACTATTAAAAAAACTACATACATCAACACAGAGCTTGAATGGGCTGAAGCACAGCTGAAGTCTTGGAAAGCTTATGTAGATGCAAATCCTCTTCATGAACTGAAGGATAGGATTGAATGGAAACCTACAGCTAAGGGTGGAATGCTTCCTATGGTCATAGCAAGTATAGAAGCTCAGGGTAAGTTTGTCCAAGAGACAATGAAAAATTACCTAGCGTTAGTAGAAGTGGTTGATAAACTCAGAAGTGCAGAAGAAGCTAAGGTAGAAGTGAGAGGTAAGGGAGAACTATCTGGAGCAGCTGAAGACTGGCTGAAGAATAGAAAATAATGGAACTACAAAATATAGATTATAAAGACTGGTTTATTAATCAGAAGCGTCTGCCTGACAAAGATTCAGCAGAATATAAACCTTTCTTTGATTTCCATAAACAACTTTGCTTGGATGGTGCAATGATGAATGGGGTGTATATTAACCCTTTTTTATATTGGCATTTAAACATCTGGCACACAGAGGTAGATATTATAGATGATAAAGGACGTATATTTCAAAAGTATGCCAATCCTCTACTTAGAGATAATGAATGGCTTGTGACAAATGAAATTGACAGAGCTAATCAAGAAAAGAAAGGCTTAGTCATTCTAGGTATTAGACGTTTTGCCAAGTCAGTTTTAGAAGCTTCCTATATTGCATGGGGAGCTACATTTGATGAAAACTCACAGAACATCATTGCTGGATTGAATGCAGCAGATATTAAACTTATTACAGATAAGATTGATAAAGGACTAAACTTTATCCCTGAATATTGGAGATGGCAGAGAGTGGAAGACAACTGGAAAAATCAGGTTACATTAGGTATCAAGACTAAGGCAGGGGAACGTATTCCCTTCTCTCAAATCTTGATACGTAACTTAGATGAAGGTAATAATGAAGAGGCTATTGCAGGTACTAAACCACGTAAATTAATTATAGATGAGATTGGTAAAGGTAATTTTCTCAGAGGGTTTCAGGCAGCTGTGCCAGGTTTTACAACTCCATATGGATGGGGTTGCTCTCCTATTCTTACAGGTACTGGTGGTGATATGAAGAGATTCATGGATGCTAAATCCTTGATGTTTGATGTAAACAACTATAACTTTTTAGATTATAATAATGAAAAGGATGAAAAGCGTATACATGGCTTGTTCATTCCTGCTAAGTATAGAATGGAGGCAAAAGTGGAATCAACACTTGGAGCTTTTCTAAATGAACCAAAAAACTCAGACTTACATAATATTAAGATGTTAGTAAGTGATGAAGCCAAAGCAAAAGAGATTACAGAAACTAACTTAGAAAGACTTAAGAAGGCTGGAGATAGAAGTATGTATTTAAAAGAAAAGATGTATTACCCACTTGAAGTGGATGATATATTCTTAAATGAGGATACAAATATATTTGATATAGAGGCTGCTAAGAGACAGAAATTCAGACTGTTACAACAAGAGAAAACAGGTGTTCCTGTTACATTGTTTCATGATGAAGATAAGATAGGTCATGAGTTTACAGACAAACAACCTATTACAAATTTTCCTCTTAAGCCTTCAGATTTAAAAGATGCACCTGTAGTAATATATGAATTTCCTATAGAAAATCCACCATATGGATTGTATGTAGCTGGAGTTGACCCTTATAGACAGGGTAAATCAGCATATAGCTCCTCATTAGGGGCTGTCTACATTTACAAACGTATGCATGATTTGACAGGTGAGAAATATCAGGACATGTTCGTAGCATCCTATGTAGCAAGACCTGATAATAAAGATCACTGGAATGAGCAGGCTAGATTGTTAATTAAATATTACAATGCTAGAACCTTATGTGAGAATGATGATATATCCTTTATTGAATATATGAAGAGTAAAGGAGATGCTCACCTTTTAGAAAGACAACCTGACTGGTTAAAAGAAATTGTTCCAAACACCACTGTAAAAAGAGAGTATGGTATACACAGATCTGCACAAAAGATAATTGACTATCTTCACACATGTCTTAAAAAATATATGGAAAGTCCTATCTTTGTAGAGAAGAATGAAGAAGGTCAGGTGATTAGAGAAGTGCTAGGAGTGAGTAAGATATTTGATCCTGTATTGTTAGAAGAAGTTATACAATACAATGATCAAGATAACTTTGATAGAATCATTGCTGCTGAGCTTGCCATAGCACAAGCTTTAAAGATGGACCCTATTATGGGTAAGATAGGTGGCACATCTGATGAAAGAGTGGCATCTATGTTTAAGAAAAAAAGAGGAAATGTTCTTTTCACTGAGGCTAGAGCAAATATGTTTGGACAATCTAAAAATAAATATAAACGCAATAAATTGTTTTCATAATGGCAATTATAAGATATACGAAAGACGCAACAATTAGGTATGCCTATTTGAACATCTTTCCTGATCAATTTAAAACTGAGAAGGAAAAGATGGATGAGAGTTGGATTAAGAATACTATGGACTACTTTGCTAATAAGGCATATGCAGAGTATGTTAAAAGCAGAGATACATTTGTAAAGAACTATGACCTTGTTAAAGGTATTTTAAGAAGAGAAGATTTCTATGTTGAACCAGAGGTGAGAAGTTTCACAGATGTGCTTACAGCAGATTTGGATCTTCCTGCTTATGTTAAGATGTATTCTATTATCACCACTCCTCTTAACGAGTTAGTTGGAGAGATAAGCAAACGACCAGATGCATTTCGTGTCAAAGCATTTGATGATGATAGTAAATCAGAAGAGTTAGAATTTAAAACTCAAATGTTAAATGACTATGTTGTTAACAAAGCTAAGCAGAAAATCATGGAAGATGCTGCTATGAGAGGTGAAGAGATTGATGAAGAAGAGATACAGAACATGAGCTTAGAACAAGTGAAAGATGAATTAGATAACTATACTTCTACAGCAGAAAAGTGGGCAAACCATATACTATCAGCTCAGAAGATTGAGTTTAATTTAAAAGAGAAAGGAGAAGATACATTTAGAGATTTATTGATTTCTGCTAGAGAGTTCTTCCACATTTATGAGGATAACTCTAAACTTGGGTTTAATGTAGAGGTGGCTAATCCTAAGAACACTTGGTTCTTAACTACACCAGACAGAAAGTATATTTCAGATCCTACAGGTAGAGCACAAGGAGCATATGCTGCTGGTATTGTACAGGTTATGGAATTATCTGAGATTATTGAATCTGTTCCTGACTTAACTAAAGAAGAGATTGATCACTTACGTAGTTCATTGCAAGACTATGGTTTAATTAATGTACGTGAATCTAACTTAGGTAATCCTAATGCCATTCCTGGTAATGACTCTATTCAATATGATACATATGATCCATTGGTATTACAAACCAGAATGATCATTGAATCTGAAATGAAGGAAAATAATGATGGTTTAAAAGACTTCTTAGGATTAACTTCTAATGTTAGTAGCTTTGGTTACAAGTATGTAGTGGTTAGATCTTACTGGATTTCTAAAAAGAAGATAGGTAAAGTTATTTACTTAGATGAGTTAGGAAATGAACAATCTCAGTTAGTGGATGAGAACTATAAGTCTGGAACTCTTCCTACACAACAATCATTAGAGTGGGGATGGATTAACCAATGGTACCAAGGTATCAAGATTGGTCCAGATATCTATCATATTAAACCTTATAACTTATTACCTTATTGTCCTATCATTGGACAGGTGTTTGAGGTGAAGAATACAGAAGCTAAAAGCTTAGTGGATATGATGAAACCTTTCCAAGTAATTTATAATGTTTGTATGAATCAACTTTATAAGTTATTGGAGAAAGAGGTAGGTAAGGTACAATTGATGTCTATTAGACACATTCCTATTCCTAAAGATGGTGATGCTCAAGATGCATTAGATATCTGGGAAATGGAAGCTAGAAATAGAGGTGTAGTATTTGTGGATGACAGCCCAGAGAACTTAAAGAGTCCTTCTAGCTTCAACCAATACACCAGCTTAGACCTTACACGTACGCAGGAGATCCAAGCAAGATATACTCTAGCTCAACAGATTAAGAATGAATGTTGGGAGTTGATAGGTATGTCAAGACAAAGACTTGGTTCTGTGTCTGCTAGTGAATCTGCTACAGGAACTAATGCAGCAATTACACAATCTTATGCTCAGACAGAACCATTGTTTGTAGCTCATGAATATGTAATGGGACAATTATATCAAGCAATTATTGATGCAGCTTTATATGTAGAAAGTGCTAAACCACAATCTACTATTTCATATGTTACTTCTGAGGGAGAGTCTGCATTTGTATCTGTAAATGGTACAGATTTACGTTTCAGAGATTTAAAAGTATTCTTGACTAATAGACCTGAAGATAAACAAATGTTTAATGAGATTAGAGGATTATCTCAAGCTGTTATTCAAAATGGTGGTAGCTTACATGATGTAATTGAATTGTATAGCACTAACTCTATGAGACAAATGAAGAAGGTGTTCAAGACACTTAAGGATAGACAAGAGGCTATGCAGAATGCTCAAATGCAACAAAAGCAACAAGAATTAGAACAACAACAACAACAAGTTCAGGCTCAAATTGAAGCTGCTCAACAACAAGCTCAAGAAAAAATGGCTAATGAAAACTACCAAGCAGAGCTTGATAGAATTAATAAGAAAGAGATTGCTCTTATTGCAGCTGAAGCTAAAAGTGGTCCATTGAGTGATATTGATCAATCAGGAGCTCCTGATGTGTTAGAGATTGATAAATTAGCAATGGAACAAGCTAATGCTCAAAAGGAATATCAGACTAAGATGATGGACATGCAAAGTAAGAACCAATTAGCAGCTGAGAAGTTACAAATAGAAAGAGAGAAACTAAAGATAGCTAGAGAGAACCAAGCAAATGACTTGGCCATAGCTAAGGAAAATGCCAAGGGAAGAGCCAAAGCAAAACCAAAAACTAAATAATAATGTTTGATAAACTCATTGAGATAATAACTCACTGGTGGTTCCAAATAACCCCAGTGATTATTATCAGAGATTATGAGGAAGCTGTGCTTCTCAGATTTGGAAAATTTCATGCAGTTCTTAAACCAGGAATGCATGTTAAAATTCCTTTACTAGATGAGGTGATAGATCAACATGTTGTTATCACCACTCTAAGCTTAGATGCTCAGTCTTTATATACTATAGACAAGCAGAACATAGTTGTCAAGGGAGTTATCAAATATAAGATATCAGATGTTAAAACATTTTTACTTGAGGTGTATGACGCACAGGATGCCCTTGCTGACATGTCTCAAAGCATCATAAAAAATGTTATTATGTCAATGACCCTAGAAGAATGCACTGACACAGAATTAGACAACACTTTGACCAAGAAGGTGAGAGTGGAGGCACGTAAGTGGGGTGTTGAAGTTCAACAAGTTACACTTACAGATTTAGCTCCAATAAGGAGTTTTAGATTTATAAATGACTCTTTTCTTAACAAATTAGATTAGAGTGAAAAAAGTTAATGCTATATTATACTGAATAATAGTCTGTATAAAGACATGTCTCTTTGCTATTAATTTAACTTAATATACTTTTACATTCACAAAACCAATTAAAACTCAACTACATATGGCTGAAAACCTAGATACACCCCAATTGGGTAATTTTAGTATTCAAGATACTATGGATATGGGTATGGGTAGTCAAGAGCTATTAGATGGCTTATTTGCACCTGAAACTGCTACAGGAAATCCTGATGACATTAAAGACATCAAAGATGAACCTGCTCCAGCACCTGCCCCTAAAAAGACTACTTCTAAGACACCAGCTCCTGCTCCAGAAGAAGGAGAGGAAAAGAAAGATGAGAATCCTGTAAAGGACATTCAAAGCTTCTTATATGGTGAAGATGAAACTGAAGATGAGGAAGATGATCAAGATGATAAACCAGCACCTCCAGCTAAGAAAGCTGCACAAAGTACTGATAATCAAGAAGATAGTAATGAGGAAGATGATGAAGAAGGTGATGAAGCTCCTACGAGCCAGTTCACTGCTTTATCAAATGACCTTTTCAAATTAGGTGTATTTTCTAAAGATGAAGATGAAGAAGATGTAACTATAGATACTCCAGAAGCTTTCTTGGAAAGATTCCAAGCAGAGAAGAAGAAAGGAGCTATTGAAATAGTAGACAACTTTATTGGTCAGTTTGGTGAAGATTACCAACAAGCATTTGATGCAATCTTTGTTAAAGGTGTTAATCCTAAGGATTATTTCAGCTCATATAATCAAATCCAATCTTTCTCTGAGATGGATTTAACTCAAGAGAACAACCAAGTAGCTGTTATCAGACAGGCTTTGACTGATCAAGGCTTTGAATCAGAAGACATTGATACTGAGGTTGAAAGATTGAAAAACTATGGTGACTTAGAGAATGTTGCTACTAAACACCATAAAGTATTAGTAAAGAAAGAAGCTGCAAAGCTTCAACAACTAGAGCAAGACAAACAAGCTCAATTACAACAGCAACAAGCTATCAAACAGCAGTATCTTCAGAACGTAAACCAAGTGTTACAGGAGAAGCTCAAAGCAAAAGAATTTGATGGCATACCAATTAACCCCAAATTAGCTGGTGAACTACAAGATTTCCTAGTAACAGATAAGTACAAAACTGCTAGTGGTGAAACACTAACAGACTTTGATCGTACCATTCTGGAGCTGAAGCGTCCTGAGAATCATGCAACAAAAGTAAAGCTTGCGTTGCTTATGAAGATAATGGAGAAAGATCCTACATTATCTACTATTCAAAAGACAGGTATCACCAAGAAGTCCAATGAGCTATTTGGTGAGGTTGCCAGACAAGCCCAGAAGAGTTCAGTGAAATCTAAACAAACAGCTAAACCCACTTCTTGGTTTCAATAACAATTTCTATAACAAAAATTAAAAAGGATAACAAATGGCAATTCAAACAATCCCAGGTTTAACTGGTTTTACCTATGCTAGAGTAGCTTCAATGGACAAGCGTGCAGTAGGTAAATTGACTGATGCGAACCATTTAGAGAGCTTCCACTCAACTGAGCCTGCTGATTATGATAAAAAGATCATCAGCTTGTATACTCAGAGTTCTCTTTATAGTAATGATTTCTTAGACATGATCAACAAGTCTACTCCTTACTATATTGATAACAATAGTGATGCTTGGAAATGGCAAGTACAAGTACCTTACAAGTTCCCTAAAATCATTGACGTTCCTACCAGCACTTTGGAATTAAACAAGCCTGGTATTGATGGTCAAGAGTTTCAATTAATCATTGACACTAATGAGTTTAGCAAGAACGCTATCATCTCTGTAGGTACACGTCAATATGGTCCACGTTTTTACGTAGTAAAAGATCCAGTTCCTTGGAACGTTGGATACTTGTACACATTCACTTTAGTAAGTGACAACCCAACTGTAGATTTCGTATCACCTGTATTCTTACAAGTAGGTATTGAATTAGAATTGGTTGATGCTGCAATTGGTGAATTTGACCAAGACTTATTAGGTCTTCCTCGTTTAGGTGAGCAAATCACAATGTTTGAATCTTTAGGTTCTGCATATGGTTATGAGCACAAAATCACAGAGTGGGCTGATGACAAGATGATGAGAGACAGCAAAGGTAATCCATTGGATATCTTGGTATACGCTCCTCAAAGACGTAACCAATTACCTTTAACTCGTAATGATGTTAAATGGGAACCATTCATTGAATTCTGGATGCGTAAGTCTATGTTAGAATTAAAAGTTAAGCGTATGATCTGGGCTCGTCCTGGAACTGTGAAGACTAATGGTTCTAAGCAAGAATTAAAGCGTACTTCTGCTGGTGTTTACCACAGAATGCGTAACAATGGTAACTTAGTACAGTACAACAGAGGTGAGTTCACAGCTAACTTAATTCGTTCTGTATTTGGTGACTTATTCTACAGACGTGTGGATGTTAAAGACAGACGTGTTAAAATGTACACTAATGAAGCTGGCTTTGACGTATTCCAACAAGCTTTAAAAACAGATGCTTTAAATTCTGGTTTAACTTTCATGGCTGATTCTGGTAACAGATATATGCAAGGAGAAGGACAACACATCACTTACAACTTTGCTTTCGATGCAATGGTAACTCGTGAGACTGGTCGTGTTGAATTGATCCACTTGAAAGAGTTAGATTTACCTCAAACTAACTTAGAATTTGGACAGAATAAAAAATCTACTCCTGTATTCATGGTATTTGATGTATCTCCTATGAGTGATGGTTCTATGGTGAACAACATTCGTGAAGTACGTATGAAGGGTGCACCTTCTATGACTTGGGGTTACATTGATGGTACTCGTCACCACTTAGGCTTTGCTAAGTCTCAAGGTATGAGTTCTGCAAACAAATTCCCTGGATATGAGATCTGGATGAAAGATCGTTGTGATGTATTTATTGAAGATTTATCTCGTACAGTATTGATTGAAGAGATTCCTCAATTCTAATAAATGCCCCTCTAAGAATAGTATTCTTAGACTGACACCACTGGTGTTTCGCAAAAAACTCAGAAGACATTCCCCCCACCTCCTAGTGGGGGAGTCTTCTAACACAGATGGATGGGTCTAGGCTCCATGCCTGACAGCATACCCTTCGTTGGGAACCATCTGCAAATAAACCAAATAAAATAAACTACATATGGGTAAGATAGGAAAAATCTCTACTATTAAGAAAGAGTACAACAACTCTCAATTGCAAACAATGCAAGGTGGTCTTGCTATGAAAGGTTACACTAGAATTCCTGGTACAGGTGTATTTAAGTATCCTTACAAAGAATTAGATGGTCAGTACAGAACAGGTCTTGATCCTAAAGCTGCTTATATCAGAAGAATCTCAGATCCTCTTGAAAGAGAGATGGAGATTGAAAGAGTAACAGAGTTAAGACAAAAGCTTGAAGATGCTTTGAATGTAGACTTAGGTCCTCGTTCACAGTTTTGGAACTATGGCTTATCAACTTCTGTAGATGATGCTTTGCACGTACAAGCAGTTAAATTATTAGATGGTGACAACTTCTTTGACTTATCAATGCCATTGCAAGAACTAGCGTTCTCATGGTTAAGAGTTCATCCAACAATTGCTTCTAGCTATCAAGCATGGGAGCGTGGTGAATATCCTGCAGACATACAATATTATGTTGCTGATGATGAGATTGAGAATAAGGTGGTATTCAAGAAGAAACAACTTATTAACAAAGCAATCATTAAGTTTGATCAAATGACTCCTGAGAAGAAGAAGAAAGTAGCTCGTTTACTTGGTCTTCCAGTGTCTGATGATTCTAAAGAAGAAGCAGTTTACAATCAGGTAGATAACCTATTAAAACAAACAGAATTCAAGAATGGCAAATATCAAGGTTTGAATCCAATTGAGGTGTTCAACAGATTTGCAGACATGAAGGAAAACTTACTCCATATTAAAGACTTGGTTAAACAAGCTATTGCTCACTCAGTTTATAGAGTTAGACCTAATGGCAGAGTTTATGAAGGTGAATTTGAAATAGCTGCTGATGAGGATGAATTAGTGAAGTTCTTAGCAGATGAAGATAACCAAGACCAATTATTAACCTTAGAAGGTAAATTAAAAAGTAAAAAAATAGCTTCAGTATGATCCCTGTAGATAGTTTATTATATAAGATAGATCAGAAACTAAATAAACTATCCACAAATGAGCATCAACAAATCAACTTAGAGGACAAAATCCTTGCTTTGAATGAAGCTCAGATAAAGCTGATAAAGCAGAAAGTTGATGGATGGAGCACAGTTTCTGGATTAGGTATGGATGCTTTTAAGAAGCGTTACGAAGACTTGCAAAGTTTAGTAATCACTTACAACAACCAACCTCTTACCCTAGCATTGAAGAATGCTGAACTAAATCAATGGTTTGCAAACATACATCTTCTTGTTCCTAAGTACATGTTCTATATTGATAGTTATGTATTAGCAGACAAAGGAAGGTGTACAGATAGAAAGATATGGATTAATAGAGACTTGGCTAAGCATGGTGACTTACAGTTCTGCTTAAACAATGTCCACTACAGACCTTCTTTTGAATATCAAGAGACATTCAACTTTCTATCTTCTGATGAGATAAGTATATTTACAGATGGTACATTCACACCAAAAACTATAAATATATCTTATATGAGATATCCTCAATATATAAATAAAACAGGATATGTTATGTTTGATGGTGAACCATCATTCGATCAGGATTGTGAACTTGAGCTTTACTTAGAAGATGAATTATTAGATTTGACAGTGCAGAACTTGGCAATGTATACAGAAAACCAAAGTGCTGTTCAAAGCTCAATCTATAGAATTCAAACAAACGAATAATTTTTCATAACCTAAAATAAAATCAAAATGGCTGATTTTTCATTAACCACGCTCTTCGTGGTTCCAGTAGGAAATTCTCTACCTAGCTCTGGATCTACGCAAGACTTAACAGCTGGCCAAGTAGGTATTTTTGGTAGTGATTACACAGTAGCAACTGCTGGTAACATTACTGACTTCCCTTACTTTTATGTTGCACAAGGTAGAGTAAACACATATTTACAAGGTTCTAAGCGTTCAGACAAAATTGCTGGATGTCCTAGTGGTAACTCTTGTAAAACAAACGTAACTGAATGGTATAAATCTTCTGGTTGTGCTACAGCTGTGAATCAAGTAACTGATGTTACTAATTTCACTGTAAAACCAGGTGAGATTGTTACTTTGACATTACGTGGTTTTTCTAGCTATTTGAATACTTTATATTTCAATGGCTTCACTCGTTCTGTAACTGTGAACGCTCCATGTTTACAATGTGGTGACAATCCTTGTACAGATGTAGATGTTCCTACTTTAATTGATGAGTTAATCTTAAAGTTAGAAGCACATGCTCCTGGTGACAACCCAGATAACATCTATTTGACTCAGTTCTATCAATTCCAAAGAATTGGTAATGATCAAAATGCTATCTTACGTATCACTGGTAAACCATTAACTAAATATGGCCAACCTTGTGATGTTGCTGCATTCCCTTGGGAGTATGACAGATTCTACTTTAGAACTTTCATTTTCTCTGGTCCTGCTACAACTGCTGACTTTATTGTTGCTGATCCTTGTAACACAGTGGCTACTCCAGTAATCACTCAAAGATCTAACTATCCTGTTGGTACTTCTGCTGAAGTTCAACAATTAGAAAAGAACTTCTATAGCTACCAAGCTGGTTACTTGAAGCACTTATACAGAATGAATGGTTACAACGAGAACTTTGAGTCTTGGGTAACTGATGGTACAATCTATGATTTGTATTACATCAAATTCAATGAGTATGATAAAACTGCTTACCAATGGGGTGACTACATCATGGAAGATAGCACTGTAATCATTGCTGTTCCTCAAGGTCAAACATCTGCAATTGAAGCTGTATTAGAAGCTGGTTTAGGACCTGTAGCTGGTGACACTGAGTGTATCACTACTACTAGCACTACAACTACTGTATGGCCTAGCACTTCAACAACTACTACTTTGATTCCTTAAGAAATAAGGTAGTGTCATATTAACCTATGCCAGAGGGGAGAGGATTATTTCTCAAATCCTCTGGCATTATTATTTTAAATAACATGGTCTTAGATATACTAGTAATACCTACTTACAACACATTAACTTTAGGAGTGGCTGATGCATCAACATATGATACTGATCCTCCTGTTGTAAGTGCTCCTACAATAGAAATCACTGTTCCAAACTTTGGAGTGGTATCATTACCTTTTACTCCTAATGAATTTAATATATTCAATTCTACATCATTGGGACTATCTGCTGTAGGTGACCCATTAATTCCTTTACCTGATGGTATCTACTATTTAAAATATACAGTTGCTCCTGCTATAACATATCATGTAGAAAAGAACATAATGCGTACAGAATTGATTCAAGAGAAGTTTGATAATGCATTTATGAAGCTTGACATGATGGAATGTGATAGTGCTATTAGGACCCAAGCAAAAGTAGATTTGAATAGTATTTATTATATGATATCAGGTTCAATAGCTGCTGCAAATAACTGTGCTGTGGATACAGCAAATAAGTTATATTTGCAAGCAAACAATATGTTAAATAATTTTATTAGAAATAACTGTGGTTGCACAGGAAATAACTATATTATAAATTTTTATTAAGATGGCAAATTGTAGAAATTGTGGAATGAAAGTGGGCTGTGGATGTCAATTAATTAATGGCTTATGTTCAGCATGTCATAACGCTGCTCAAAAAGCTGCAAAACTTGTTAAATATGTTGCAGCCAAGATTAACTAACTGTATAGAATGTGCTAGCATTCCTGCTTTACTTATTGATATTGATTGTAAGCTTACAGAACTAGCTAAACAGCAATACAACAATATTATCTTCTCTATGAACAATTACATACCTGGACCTGTAATTGGTGATTTATTGAATTACAAAAGGATATTAACCTATAAATATTGTAATCCAGACTATTGCCTAAGGTTTAGTGTACAGCAAATAGCTAGTAGAGTTAAAGTGTTAATTCATAAATAAATTAAAAATGTCTTGTTCAAATTGCCCTCCTGAGGCTTGCTATAATGGATGTGTAGAGATTGTATCTGATCAATGTGTTAGATATACAGGTCTTGACAGTGTTCCATTAAACATAACTTATGGAGATAATATTCAAGTAGTTATACAAAATGTAATTGATAACCTAGTTCCTTTATTAGATGGAACAGGTGATAAGATTACTATAGCATCAGAAATACGCTGTGCTATATTAAATGGTTACTTACCTACCCCAGTAGATACAGATCAGTGGACTTCTGAACAGTTATTTCAATCATTAGTTAAAGTGGTTTGTGATTTACAAGATCAGATCACAGCAATTGATGCTGAGATAGCTACATTAAATGCTGATTACAATATAGATTGTCTTAATGATGTAACATCTAGTTCCAACACTCATGACGTTGTCCAAGCTATCATAAGCAAACTTTGTGAAACAGTGGCTAGTTTAGCTGCATTAGAACTTGATGTAGCAACAAACTATGTTAAGTTAGCAGACTTAGATGCTTTGATTGCAGCATATTTGGCAGCTCATTCAGGTGGATCTTCTAATCAGCAATATTTAAAAATGGTTCCATATGTAGCATATGAATACTATGGATCATTAGATAACTTTGATGGGTCAGGAATTGGCATCCCAGCAAATGGTTTCTTTAAAGTATATTTATGTAATGGTCTTAATGGCACTCCTGATAAAAGAGGACGTGTTACTGTTGGAGCTATTCAAAATGTACCAGGTGGTCCACTAGATGCTGCAGTAAATCCAGTAAATGCTGGTAATCCAAATTATGCTTTGTATAATACAGCTGGTGAAAATACAGTGACGCTTATTACATCCCAACTTCCTGTTCACTCACATTCAGCAGTTGCTGTATCTACTGCTAGTGTATCTCCAAATCCTCATAGCCATAGTTATGCAGGGGTACAAGTTCCTTCAGGTGGAGGAGATGGAAGTAGAACTTCTGTACCAGTTGATAAAACTACAAGTTCTGTAGATCTTACTGTTACTGTAGATACAGGTGTTACAATTGGTAATGCAGGTAATGGGGCACCTCATGCAAACATACAACCTGTCATAGCTGCATATTATATCATGTATATTCCTTAATAGATTAAACCAACTATAAATGGCTTGTTTACCAGGAATGCCTTGCTATGGTGCTCAGCAAAAAGAGTGCTGTCCTGAGGT